CTCTACAAATACTAATCTACTTATACTAGATGAAATATTTGATAGTTCATTAGATACAACTGGTACAGATGATTTTCTAAAGATACTGAATACATTTAGTGACCAGAATGTATTTGTTATATCTCATAAACAAGATATACTATATGATAAATTCAGAAGTACAATTAAATTTGAAAAGAATAGGAACTTTAGTCATGTTGTTAAATAATGGTGATTGTATTGAAGTAATGCAAAGATTGATTGATGATGGTGTACAAGTAGACTCTGTAGTGACAGATCCACCTTATCATCTTACATCTATAGTAGAAAGGTTTGGTAAAGAAGGTTCTGCACCAGCACAAGAAGGAACTGATGGTGCATTTGCAAGAGCATCAAAAGGTTTTATGGGTAAAGAATGGGATGGTGGAGATATTGCATTTCGTCAAGAAACTTGGGAACTTGCATATAAACTTCTGAAGCCAGGTGGACATTTACTTGCTTTCTCTGCATCTAGAAATTATCATAGAATGGCAGTTGCAATAGAAGATGCTGGTTTTGAAATTCGTGACCAGATTATGTGGATATATGGAAGTGGATTTCCTAAATCACACAATATTGGTAAAGCTATTGATGCAATAGAAAAAACTGGAAAGTCAACACCAAAAGCATTAAGAGAAACAAGAATGGGTGATGATTATGAACCAACTGGTCAGAAAGATTATGCAAAAGGTAGAATGTTTAGTTCTGATATAGAAAATGATAATCATGAACATAAAGTAAATAACGATTGGAAAGGTTGGGGAACTGCACTTAAGCCTGCACATGAACCTATTGTGATGGCAAGAAAACCTCTATTAGAAAAATCTATTGCAGAAAATGTATTGAAACATGGAACTGGTGGTATTAATATTGATGGTTGTAGAGTTGGTGATGAGGAGAGAATACATAAAGGTATGTCATCATTGGGAGTAATGCATGATGATGATTGGAAACCAAAAGATATAGAGGTCACATCAAAAGGTAGATTTCCAGCAAATGTAATGCATAGTGGATTGAATACAGAGTGGGCAAGATATTTCTATTGTCCAAAAGTATCGCAAGAAGAAAGAAACAATGCAGATACGAATACACACCCCACAGTAAAACCCCAAGAACTAATGAAATATCTTTGTCGATTAGTTACACCAAAAGGTGGTACAGTTCTTGATCCATTTATGGGAAGTGGTTCTACAGGAATGGCTGCAAAAGATGAGGGTTTTGATTTTATCGGTATAGAAAAAGAACAAGAATACTTTGATATCGCAAATGCAAGAATTAAAGTTACTGCACCTTTAATGGAATTTTTCTCTTGACAATGTTATCAGAAATATGATATAGTGGTTCTATTATTAACTAACTAAGAGATTATTATGGACAAAATTGATAAGATAAAAACTTATGCAAATAAGTTAGTAGGTGATTGGTTTGATAACGCACCTAGTGGTCAAGGTAAACCACTTAAAAATTACACAAGTGGTGATGGTGATAATGAAGGTTTTGAGTCAATAACACATAAAATAATTAATAAAGCACTATCTGTTTATAATTTACAAGATAGGTCTAAAATTAATGGAGATTATTTTAAAGATGAAAATGAAGTATATGATGACCAAAGAATGGATAATCATATCTGGATAGATAATAAGGTTGTCCTCATAGAAGAAAACAGAGCATGGATAGATAAACCATTTTATACTTTAAAAAGAGCGGTAGTTAATACCATCATGCGTTTACCTCATGTAAATAAACATCTTAGTGAAGATGTTGTTTTTTTGTTTACCTCTCTTGCAAGAGATGTTACATCAAAAACAGAAACTACTTCAGAATACATACATGGTTATGGAGATAAGATTTATAATATAAATTTATCTGGTCATTCTCGTAGAGCTGATAAGTATAATTATTTTGATAATGGATATAGTCAAAAAGAATTGGATAAATATGTTGAATTGATATGTAAGGTTTTTTCTAAGTATGAGTAATATAAAACTTTATAATGGTGAATGTTTAGAAGTAATGAGTGGTATTGATGAATCTTCAGTAGATTTAATTTTATGTGATCTACCATATGGAACTACAGATAGAACTGGTGGTGATAGATTATTAAAATGGGATACTGTTATTCCTTTAGATAAGCTATGGTTAGAATATAAAAGAATATTAAAACCTAAAGGTGCAGTAGTTTTAACTTCAGACCAACCTTTTACTAGTCAATTAATAATGAGTAATATTGATTGGTTCAAATACGAATGGATATGGAAAAAGAATAAGACTACTGGATTTTTACTTGCAAATCATAGACCCATGAAACAAACAGAAGATGTTGTTGTGTTTTCCTCTGCTGGTGCTAGTGGTGCATCATTTAAGTCTGGTAATGGTATGACTTATAATCCACAAGGTCTTATCGAAAAAAAGATAATTAAAAAAAATAATGCAAAAAGATTGGGTAAGTTTCTTCATAATGTAGAACACATGGGTAAAGGAAATAAACTACTTCACGAAACTGAGTATGAACAAAAATACACAAACTATCCATCTGAGATTATTGAGTTTGGTTTAGATAAGGATAGTTTTCACCCAACACAAAAACCTATTGCACTTATGGAATATCTAATTAGAACATATTCTAATGAGGGTGAAACTGTATTAGATAATTGCATGGGCAGTGGAACTACTGGAGTTGCAAGTAAAAATACCAAAAGAAAATTTATAGGTATAGAGTTAAGTAAAGAATATTTTGATAAAGCGAAAGAAAGAATAGAAAAGTCAAATGACTTGACAATGTTCTCATAACATGATATAGTGATTCTATAGTCAATTAAATAAGAGAGGAAATATATATAATGGCTCATGAATTAGAAATAGTAGATGGAAAAGCACAAATGGCATATGTCGGTGCGTTGCCATGGCATGGACTTGGCACTAAAGTAGAAGGTGATATTACACCAGACCAATTCCAAAAAGTTGCTGGACTAGATTGGACAGTTGAAAAACAAGATATGTATACTGTCAATGGTGTTAAAATACCTAACAAACAAGCACTAGTTCGTACATCTGATAATACAGTTTTAGATACTGTAGGTTCTGGTTGGAATCCAGTTCAGAACTCTGAAGCATTTAACTTTTTCCAAGAGTATGTAATGGCTGGTGATATGGAAATGCACACAGCAGGATCACTCAAAGATGGTCAGTTAGTTTGGGCACTTGCAAAAACAAACGAATCTTTTGAGTTATTCAAGGGTGATGTTACAGAGAATTACTTTCTGTTCACCAATCCACATCAGTTTGGAAAAGCAATTAATATTAGAATGACACCAATTCGTGTTGTTTGTAATAATACTTTAACTTTATCATTGTCTGCAAAGTCTGATAGTATGATTACTGTTAATCATAGAAAAGAGTTTAATGAAGATGAGGTTAAGGATGCACTAGGTATTGCAAGAGAAAAGATGGAACAGTACAAGTCAATGGCTGAGTTTCTTGGATCTAAAAGATATAGTGCAGATAATGTGGTGAACTACTTCAATGAAGTATTTGGTTCGCCTGCAAAATCAGATGATAAGATTTTTACATCTAGAAATGCAAAACTTGCTCATGAAAATTTACAAGAACAGCCTGGTGCTGAGTTTGCAGAAGGTTCATGGTGGCAAGCATTTAATTCTGTAACTCATATGACAGATCACTTACAAGGTAGAAGTACTGATGGTAGGTTAACATCTGCATGGTATGGTAGAAACAGAAAAGTTAAACTAAAGGCTCTAGACAAAGCTCTTGAGTACGCAGAAAAAGTTTAAAAAAGTTTTGTATAGGGGTTGACTTCTTAAAGTTAATCCCTATATAAATAATAGTGATAGATGCTTTTAGGTCTATCACATTAATCTTGCTTAATAAAGGAGATAACAATATGACAAATTTAAGCACTTTTAGAAACGCACTTCAAGCGTTTGACGTAAATCACTTAACACCTTATGCAGTTGGATTTGATCGACAATTTGATAGATTGTGGGATTATGCAAATCATCAAGCAGAATCAACAGGCTTTCCACCTTATAATATTGTGAAAGATGGTGACTATAACTTTACTATTGAAATGGCTTTGGCAGGATATGGTAAAGATGATATTGAGGTAGAAGTCGCAGAAGGCGTCTTATCAATTAAATCTGTTAAAGAATCAAAAGATGAAGATGATAAACTTTATCGTGGTATTGCAACAAGAAACTTTACAAGAAAATTTACTCTTGCAGATGATATTGTTGTAAAGGGTGGTTCATTAAAAGATGGTATGCTTTCTATTCAATTAGAAAGAGTAATACCAGAGGAAAAGAAACCTCGTTTAATTGATATCAAGTAATTGTTATCTGAAAGTGCCTCTTGACAGAGGCACTTTTTTATGTTATAGTATGTGAAAATGGAGAGATTTATATTATGAAAAAACCACAATATCGTTATAATGAAGAACAAATACTTAACGAATTAAAGTCGTATGTAGACAAAACATATGATGCACATTATTCTCACAACAAATTTCAAGCATCAGAATTTATCATGGACAGCGGCCATGGCGAGGGTTTTTGTATCGGAAATGTGATGAAATACGCACAACGATATGGAAAAAAACAAGGACGAAATAGAAATGACTTGTTTAAAATAGTACATTATGGTATAATGGCAATCTATAATCATGACAAATATAAGGAGTGAACATGAATCTTAGTAATGATACAAAAGAAGTTTTAAAGAACTTCTCCTCTATTAATCAAAATTTAATGGTTAATAGTGGTAATGTGATTGGAACTATGTCTGCAATGAAAAACATTGTTGCAAAAGCAACGATACCAGACACATTTCAAAATGAATTTGCGATATATGATTTGAATGAATTTTTATCTGCACTTTCTTTATTTAAAAAACCATCACTTAACTTTTCTGAAAAAAGTGTAAAGTTAGATGAAGAGGGTGGTGGAAGTTCTCTTAACTATTTCTTTAGTGATCCATCTATTGTTACATCACCAAAGACAGATATAACTATGCCTTCTGTAGATGTTGAGTTTACATTTACACAAGATACTTTTAATCAAATAATGAAAGCATCAGCTGTTCTTGGTACACCAGATGTTGAAGTAAAAGGAACTGTCGGTGGTGATATTAATCTTGTCGTAACAGATCGAAAGAATGATACATCAAATGATTTTAGTATGAAAGTTGGTGAAAACTCATCAAGTACATTTTCACATTTCTTTAAAGTTGAAAACCTAAAACTTTTAAATGGTGACTACAAAGTACAAGTTTCCAACAAAGGAATATCACACTTCAAAAACGTATCAAAGGATATTGAATACTTTATTGCCCTTGAGGCTTCCTAATGCTTAGTAAATTTCCAGTTATACTATTGTTAGTTGCAATTATTGTATTGACATTAGTAACTGTTACTGTTAGTTTATCATAAGTCTTAGGAGTATATATAATGAATGATGTGATTTTGTGGGTGGAGAAATATCGTCCATCCAAAATAAGTGATTGTATTCTTACAGATGATCTCAAAACAACTTTTCAAACATTTGTAAATGAGAGTCATGTTCCAAACTTGTTGTTATCTGGTGGGCCTGGTGTAGGTAAAACAACAATTGCAAAAGCAATGTTGAAAGAACTAGATGCAACTTACATGATGATAAATGGTTCTGAAGAGTCTGGTATTGATGTTCTAAGGAATAAAATCAAAAACTTTGCCTCAACTGTTTCTATGGATGGTAAAAGAAAGTTCGTAATTCTAGATGAGGCCGACTATTTAAATCCACAATCAACTCAACCTGCTTTGCGTGGGTTCATAGAAGAGTTTCATAAGAATTGTGGATTTATTCTTACTTGCAACTTTAAGAATCGTATTATAGAACCACTACACAGTAGATGTTCTGTGATTGAATTTCGTATTCCAAGTTCTCTTAAACCAACACTTGCTGGTGAGTTTTTTAAACGAGTTCAAACTATTCTGACAGAAGAGAATGTTCAGTTTCAACCAAAGGCTGTTGCTAGTGTTGTAGAAAAATACTTTCCAGATTGGAGAAGAGTTCTAAATGAACTACAAAGATATTCTGCGTCTGGAACAATTGATTCTGGTATTCTAGTAAATATATCAGAAACAAACATGAGAGATCTGGTATCTTTTCTAAAAGATAAAGATTTTAAATCCATACGTAAATGGGTTGCAAATAATCTGGATAATGATCCATCTAGAATGTATCGAAAAGTTTATGATACATTGTATGATGAAATTGATCCTAATACAGTTCCACATATGGTTCTTGCAGTTGCAGATTATTCTTACAAGTCAGCTTTTGTTGCAGACCAAGAGATTAATATGCTTGCGTTTATGATTGAAATAATGTCACAAGTGAGGTTTAAATGAGTAATGATGTAAAAGAAACTGCACAGAAACAAGCAGAAGAAGCATATGTCGGATTCATTAAATTTAGTAAATACATAGCTTATGGAAGTATACTGTTTCTATTAGTTGTTGCAAGATGTAATTTTGGAGCAGATGGTACTGGTGGTACTGGAAATCCAGATTTATATCCAGAATACTTAGAACGTATGGGTATAAAAGAATGAGTTATGAACTTAAAGAGTATCTAAAAAGTATCAATCAAACAAAGGAAAATCTGATGGATTCAGATGATCCTATGTGGGAAAAGAAGTATTCACCTTATATTATTAATAAGTGTATTGCACCATTTAATGATACAATTATGTTTGTGAATGAAATCAATATGCGTCATCACCTTGAGAATAAACTACAATATGATTTTTTACTAAATACTATTAGACCTAAAAATAGGTATGCGCCTTGGGTACGAGGTAGTAAAATAAAAGACTTGGAGTTTATAAAAGAATATTATGGTTATAGTAATGAAAAGGCTAAAGTTGCTCTTCAGATACTTAGTAATGACCAGATAAAAACTATCAAGGATAGTTTGAGTAAAGGTGGAAGAAAATGAACAATATTGAATGGCATCAAGATAAGATGCTAGAAGTAAAACTAAAAGAACCAGATGACTTTCTAAAGGTTCGTGAAACATTATCTAGGATTGGTGTTGCATCTCGTAAAGAGAGAAAACTATATCAATCATGTCACATACTTCACAAACAAGGTAGATATTTCATAGTGCATTTTAAAGAACTATTTGCACTTGATGGTAAAGGTACAAACATTTCAGAGAATGATGTATCTAGACGAAACTCTATTGCATCTCTTTTAAGTGATTGGGGTTTGGTTGAAATAATTGGTGATAGTGAACCAAAAGCACCATTGTCACAAATCAAAGTTATTTCTTTTAAAGAAAAACATGAATGGACATTGGAAACAAAATATAACATAGGGAAGAAAAAACTAGATTAGGAGTCGTTATGAAATTCAGAGATAAGATGATTAAAGCCATGAAAGACCATGCAAAAGGTCATATAGCAAAACACGCTATGAATGTCGAAGTCTACTTTAGAAATGCAGCTGGAATTGGTGGTGAAGGAAACGCAGATGTTCTTGAAGAAATAGAAAAAGAACTTGATGTAGTTGCAAGATACCATGACCAAATAGAAATGTTGGATAAGTATTTTGTAGATGAAACTGCACCACAAAATTTGTTTGAAGAACAACAAAATTTATTTGAAGAGATTGATTGACAAATACAATAAAAAGTGATACAACTATATTATGAAATTTTATACTCATGTTGCCCAGTGGGGTAATCATTTATTAGTTCGTGCAGTTGAGAATGGTGTTCGTTCAAACTTCAAAGTAAAGTATGAACCTACACTATTTGTTCCTGTAACAAAAGAAACTAATTGGAAAACATTGGATAATCGTAATGTCAATCCAATGAAGTTTCTTACAATCAAAGAAGCAAAAGAGTTTGTACAACAATATGAAAGTCAACCACATTTAGTTTGTGGTATGACACAGTTTCCATATTCATACATATCTGAAACATATCCCAATCAAATACAATATGATACATCATTACTTAGAATTGTAACGATTGATATTGAGGTTGAATGTGAAAATGGTTTTCCAAATGCAGATAAAGCTGCTGAACCTATGTTGTCTATTACTGTCAAGAAACATGACACAGGTAAGATTATTGTTTGGGGTTTACATGAGTATCATAATGACAGAGAAGATGTAAAATATATTCGTTGTCAAAACGAAAGAGAACTTCTTATACAATTTCTAAATTGGTGGGAACATGACTATCCAGATATAATTACTGGTTGGAATACAGAGTTTTTTGATATTCCATATCTATGTAATCGTATCAATACTGTACTTGGTGAAGATGCAGTTCGTAAACTCTCGCCTTGGGGTATTGTGAGTTCCAGATTAGTCAATAGTGGATTTGGTAAGAAAGATCAAGTATATGATATAGTTGGTGTTGAGGAGTTAGATTATTTACAACTATATCGTAAGTTTACTTATTCTGCACAAGAGTCATATAGATTAGATCATATTGCATTTGTTGAACTAGGTGAACGTAAAGATGAAAACCCATACGAAACATTTCGTGATTGGTATACAAAAGATTATCAATCATTCTTAGATTATAATATTCAAGACGTTGAACTTGTAGATCGTATTGATGATAAGATGAAATTGATTGATCTTATATTGACTATGACTTATGAGGCTAAAGTTAATATGTCTGATTCATTTACATCTGTTAAGTATTGGGATATTCTTATATACAATCATCTACTTAAAAATAATATTGTTATACCACAGAAACCATCAACAAAGAATAAATCTGAAAAGTATGTTGGTGCATATGTGAAAGAGCCTCAAGTAGGACAACACAAATGGGTATTATCTTTTGACTTAAACAGTTTGTATCCACATCTAATTATGCAGTATAATATATCACCAGAAACATTGGTAGATAAAACTGTTAATCTAGGTAAAAATCCTATTGATGATTTGGTTAATAAGAAAACTGGTTTGGATTCTTTCAAGGGAACTAACTATGCATTGACTCCGAATGGTGCAATGTTTAGAAAAGATAAACAAGGGTTTCTTGCAAAGATGATGCAAGATATGTATGATGATCGTACTATTTACAAGAAGAAAATGTTAGATGCAAAACAGAAGTATGAAGATACAAAAGATCCAAAGTATCTCAAAGACATATCTAGGTTTAATAATATTCAGATGGCTCGTAAGATTTCTCTGAACTCTGCTTATGGTGCGATTGGTAACGAATGGTTTAGATACTATGAACTTATGATTGCAGAGGGTATTACAACTTCTGGTCAATTGAGTATCAGATGGATCGAAAGAAAATTAAACGAGTACATTAATAATGTTCTCAAAACAAGTAATAAAGATTATGTGATTGCATCAGATACAGATTCTGTTTACATCAGATTTGATGAGATTGTAAGTCATGTGTTCAAAGGCTGTAGTGATACACAAAGAATTATAAACTTTCTAGACAAGATTGCAAGTGAGAAGATAGAACCATTTATCGAAAAGTCTTATCAAGAACTTGCAGATTATGTAAATGCATATGACCAAAAGATGCAAATGAAAAGAGAAGTGATCGCAGATAAAGGTATCTGGACAGCAAAGAAAAGATATATTCTAAACGCATGGGATGTTGAGGGTGTTCGTTATCAAGAACCACAACTTAAAGTTATGGGCCAGGAGATGGTTAAGTCATCTACGCCTGCACCTTGTCGTGAGAAGATGAAAGATGCAGTTAAGATTATTATGAGTGGAACTGAAAAAGATGTAAACAATTTTATTCAAGAGTTTCGTGAAGAGTTTATGAAACTTCCACCAGAAGAGATTGCATTTCCAAGATCAGTAAATGGTTTAGGTAAATGGAGTAGTGGTCATGCAATATTTAAGAAAGGCTGTCCTATGCATTGTAAAGGTGCAATATTGTATAATCATTTTTTAAGAGAGAAAAAACTTACAAACAAATATCCTCTAATACAAGAGGGTGACAAGATTAAATTTCTAAACATAAGAACACCAAATCCTATGTCATCTAATGTTATATCTTTCTTTACTAAACTACCAAAAGAACTTGACATTCACAAATATTTAGATTATGATATGCAGTACGAGAAGGCCTTTGTTGAACCTCTGACTTTTATTATGGATCAGATTGGTTGGAACATTGATCGTTCTTATGGAAAGCAAACCACACTTGAGGATTTCTTTAGTTGATATTAGAACGTAAAGATGCAATTTATGTAGCACAAAAGTTGATGAATTATTTCAAAGACTTCAATCGTATTGATGATTATTTTCGTGCAAGAAAAATTGAAAGAGTAAAAAATATACCAGCACCATTACCAGGCATGGCTTTGGAAGATGACTTGTTCCAAAACTTTGATATGCATCCAGAAGATATGAATTTTGAAGTTGTACAGATACCTACAAAGTTATTTGATACTTTACTTGAAAAAACTGCATCATTTAGTCCAGATGAAAATCCAGGCAAAACATTAAAGGTAGTTGTTAAGGAAACAAATACAAATACTGTAGCTGGATTTATTCGTTATGGTTCACCTCTTATAAACTCTAAACCAAGAAATGATTATCTTGGTGGTGTTCCAGACCTTGATATATTTAACAAGCGTGCAATTATGGGATTTAATATTGTTCCTGTACAACCATTTGGTTTTAATTGTTTGGGTGGTAAACTACTTGCAGCTATTTGTTGTTCCCATGCAACTCGTAGAATGTTGAATAACAAATATGATACAGAGTTTTGTTTGTTTGAAACTACATCTTTATATGGTAATATCAAGGGTGCATCTATGTATGATGGTATGCGTCCGTATTTAAGATACAAGGGTGATACTGAGTCCAAGTTTTTACTAACACTTGGTGAAGAGATATATCCAGAACTAAAAGATTGGTTTACTGAAAAGAATGGTGGTGAAGAGCTTATACATAAAGGTGCATCTAGTAGAAAGTTAAAGATGCAAACTAAGATGGTTGGTATAATTAAATCTTCACTTAAAGAACATGACACTAAAGCATTTGAACTTTTTTCTAATGAAATTGCAAAGGCAAGTGATGTTACAACCAATAAAAGATTTTATATGTCAACATATGGATATGAAAATGCAAGAGATGTATTACTTGGTAAAACAAATACCTTAACAAAAGCAGAAAATTATGATAGGTTTGAACTTGAAAATGTAATTACATGGTGGAAAAAACTTGCAACTAAACGATATAATAATATTGTTGCAGATGGTAGAGTTCGTAAAGAACTTGAGGTTTGGAACAAAGATACTATGAATAAAATTGACATTGTGAGGTAGAAATTGAGTTTACAACAATTTTTAGATAATGATGTAGATTTATCTAAAGTAAATAAATCTACGTATCAAATATTAGTTGCACCAAACATTACGTCTGCATCTAACTTGGAGAAAGATAGTTATGTATTGGTGATGGAAAATGTGATAAGAGAGTTGAATAAAATTAGAGATGATTTATTCTTTCATTTACCAATTACCAAATATTGTAAACGATTAGATTTTTATAATACAAAACAGTATATAATAAAACTTCCTAGTTTTCCAAATGCAATGAGAGCTCACTATGATTTTTTTCAATGGAATGAGTTACTCAATGCAAAGAAAATAGAAATGGATATATTGTGGAGTCATCTACCAGAACAGACCACTAATTTAAAAAATCATTGTCATAATATATTCTCTCAAGATATACCAGTGATAGGATATTCTCACTGGATAGAGAATAAAGAGTTTGCTCCACAATGGAAAACAACTTTCTATCATAATAATATTACAGGTATGTTGCAAATGGATAAGTGTGGACTCAATACGCAAACACAAATAGATGCAATATTAGATGAAGCAAGGGAATACTACTCTCAAAAAACTATTGACAAGTTATCAGATATTATGATACCTTTATATCTTGGTATTGAACCTAACAAAGTATCTAAGTCAGTGAAAACTGATACTGATAAGGTAATAGTGTTTAATCATAGAACTAAAAACTATAGAGGTTGGCAGAACTTTGTTAAAATAATACAAGAGTTAAGAAAACAAAGACAAGATTTTAAAGTATTTTGTTCAATGATTGATCCAGCTGGACAAGCGTTAGTTAAAAAATCATTTGATGATATTTCATTTTTTGATTACTATGGGCCATCAGATAGAGATGAATATATTGCAAAATTAACTAATTGCAGAGTGGGGTTTCATGGTGGTACAAGGTGGGCAATGTCAAGTCAAGATGGGTTATGTAGAGGAATACCATATGTTTATGAAATAGGCTCTGAAACTGGTGAATTGTTTGGTAATAAGATGCAAACTGGATTTTCAAAAAACTCACAAGCAATTGATTTATTAAATCGTATGTTAGATAATAATGATTGGAGAAATGAACAATCTCAAATTGCATTAGACCATTGTTCAAAGGTTCATATTTGGAGTAATAGAATAAAACCATTTAATAATATGATAAATGGTGCGATAGAAAATCAATTAAGTGATGTTATAAAATCTGGTGATAAAAAAGATGACATAGTTGATTTTATAAAAAGAAATAAAATAGTGGACACTAAAACTATATCAAACTATTTGGGTTGGGGTAAACAAATTGGGTTTAGAAGATATAGAAATTATCTTAGAACTGTAGATGGTATATATACTACTGTGATCAATAAAAAAGAATATTACATATACAATATGAGGTAAAAATGATTATAGAAGAAGATACCAAACTAGATTTTTCTGATGTATTAATTAGACCAAAAAGATCAACTCTTAAATCAAGAAAACAAGTAAAATTAACCAGACAACTAGAATTTAGAAATGCAAAAGGATCTGATAGAAGATTCTATGGTATACCAATTATGGCTTCCAATATGGATGGTGTTGGTACTATGGAAATTGCAGATATTCTTGCAACCGAAAAGATGTTCACTTGTCTGGTTAAAACATACCATACTCACGCATTAGTAGAATACTTTGATCCAGATATGTATGGTGGAAATAATGTACTTGATATCTATGATAAAAGAGTAGAACACGTTGCAATGTGTATTGGTGCAACCGAAGAAGAATATCAAAAGTTTAGAGATGTATATGAACTTACAGGTGGTAGATTAAAATATTTGTGTGTTGATGTTGCAAATGGTTACACAGAAATGTTCAGTAACTTTATATATAATATAAGAGTTAATCATCCAGAACTAGTCATTATCGCTGGTAATGTTGTAACTGCTGATATGACTCAAGAACTAATATTAAATGGTGCAGATATAATAAAGGTTGGTATAGGGCCTGGTTCTGTTTGTACGACAAGAGTTCATACTGGAATTGGTTATCCACAACTATCTGCAATTATAGAATGTGCAGATGCAGCTCATGGATTAGGTGGTCAGATAATCGCAGATGGTGGTTGTACTACAAGTGGTGATATTGCAAAAGCATTTGGTGGTGGTGCAGACTTTGTTATGTTAGGTGGTATGTTGGCTGGACATGACGAAGGTGGCGGAGAAGTTGTTGATGGTAAAGTTCATTTTTATGGTATGAGTTCTACAGTTGCAAATGATAAACATTTTGGTGGTTTAAAAGACTATCGTGCAAGTGAGGGTAAAGAAGTTTTAATACCACACAAAGGACATATCAACCCTACAATACAACATATACTTGGTGGTCTAAGATCATCTTGCACTTATGTTGGTGCAAGTGAACTAAAACACTTGACAAAGTGTACAACATTTGTTAAAGTAAACAAAACCCATAATACAATATTTGGAGATACAGATGGAAGGTGATTTATTAACAGATTATGAAGAGTTCGTTAATGAGGTAACAAGTTATGCCTCAAAGAATCCTAAAAATTTTATAGATGAAATTGATAGGATTGAAGAACAAGGAGTTAATCCAGCAAGACTTTTAACTGCAAGTGTAGGTTTGTCTGGTGAAAGTGGTGAGTTTAGTGATATAGTAAAGAAAGTAGTATTTCAAGGTAAAGAGATAGATGATGATGTGGTTAAACATCTTAGATCTGAACTTGGTGATATAATGTGGTATGTTGCACAAGGTTGTTTGGCTTTAGATACTTCTATAGAAGAACTCATTGAAATTAATACTGCGAAACTTGAATCAAGATACCCAGGCGGATTTGAAGCATTTAAATCTGAAAATAGAAGTAAGGATGATATATAAATGGATTTTTTAAAAGAGATTGTAAAAACAACTGGTAATGAGTATGCAGCTTTAGTTTCAGATGGTGTGGAAGCAGGAGATGTAGATTCATTTATTGACTCTGGTTCTTATATTTTTAATGCACTATTATCTGGTAGTATCTATGGTGGATTACCTAGTAATAAGATAACTGCAATCGCTGGTGAAAGTGCAACTGGTAAAACATTTTTTGTCATGGGTATGGTTAAAAGTTTTCTAGATGCAAATCCAGATGCTGGTGTTTTATACTTTGAATCAGAATCTGCAATTACAAAACAGATGGTAATTGACAGAGGTATTGATCCAAACAGAATGGTAATTGTTCCTGTAACAACTGTACAAGAATTTAGAACACAAGCAATTCGTGTACTAGATAAATTCTTAGAACAAAACGAAGCAGATAGAAAACCTATCATGTTATGTCTTGATTCACTTGGTATGTTGTCTACTACAAAAGAAGTAGAGGATACATCTGATGGAAAAGAAACTAGAGATATGACACGAGCACAAGTTCTCAAAGCTGCATTTCGTGTATTGACTTTGAAACTTGGTAAAGCAAAAGTACCAATGGTTGTTACTAATCATACTTATGATGTTGTTGGTTCTATGTTTCCTACAAAAGAAATGGGTGGTGGTTCTGGATTAAAGTATGCAGCTTCATCAATCATTTATCTTTCAAAGAAGAAAGAGAAAGATGGAACTGAAGTCATAGGTAATATTGTACATTGTAAAAATGCAAAATCAAGACTTACAGTAGAAAACAAAATGGTTGATGTAAGATTAACCTATACTAAAGGTTTAGATAGATACTATGGATTACTTGACCTCGCACTCAAGTATGGTATATTTAAATCTGTTTCTACTAGAATAGAATTACCAGATGGTACAAAGACATTTGGTAAAACAATAAATAATGATCCTACTAAGTTCTTTACTGAAGATATCATGAAACAGTTAGATGAATGTGCAACCAAAGAATTTAAGTATGGAAATAAAGCTGAGGAAGTTGTAGATGGTAGTTCTGAGCAGACTTGATATATCAAGATGTTATAAATTTGTAGCCAGTGAAGAAGAGAATAATAAATGGCAAGGTATACAACTCCTAGAATCAACTGGTAAGTACAAAGATATCATATACAAATATGGTAAAGTAAAATTCGGAAAGAAAGAAACTGCTAAGGGTGAATTACCCTTGACATTTCATTATGATCTGATATATTCAAACGATATGTCTGGAAAAGAATTACAAGAAGATTTGAAATTTAAAAATCTACTTGGTGATATACTTATGGACATTATGGAAAAACAACTAGAGGATAACAGCTTACAATATGTCAATTCAACAAAACATTGAACGCACAACATTATCAAATCTAATATCTAATGAACCTTATGCACGTAAGGTTTTACCATTTTTAAAACCAGAGTATTATTCTGATATTCATGATCGTGTTATATTTGAAGAGATAAATAAGTTTGTAGAAAAATATGGTAATCTTCCTACAAAACAAACACTATCAATTGAATTAGATAACAGAAAAGATTTAAACCAAGAACAATTTGGTAAAGTATTAGAGATCATAGAAACTCTAAACAAACATGATGTTGATATGCAATGGCTGATTGATACGACAGAAAAGTTTTGTAAAGACAAAGCAGTATATAATGCAATCATTAGTGGTATACAAATCATTGATGGAAAAGATAAACAACATACTGCTGAAGCAATTCCAAGTATTCTAACAGAAGCACTTGCAGTTGCATTTGACCAAAATGTAGGACATGATTATGTCGAGAATGGTAAAGAACGATTTGAGTTCTATCACAAGAAAGAGGAGAGAATAGAGTTCGACCTTGATTATTTTAACAAGATAACTAAGGGTGGACTACCACAAAAAACATTAAACATTGCACTTGCTGGAACTGGTGTTGGTAAATCGTTGTTCATGTGTCACATGGCTGCATCTGTACTTATGCAAGGTAAAAATGTTTTGTACATAACAATGGAGATGGCAGAGGAACGTATTGCAGAAAGAATTGATGCGAATCTAATGAATATAACTATGGACGAATTGCATGAATTACCTAAGAAAATGTTTACTGATCGTCTTGCAAAAATACAAAAAAAGACCAATGGAAAGTTAATTATCAAAGAATATCCAACTGCGTCTGCCCATACAGGACACTTTCGTAGTTTGATAAAAGAACTTGCACTCAAGAAGTCATTTAAACCAGATATTATTTTTATTGATTATTTGAATATATGTGCATCATCAAGATTTAAGGGGAACGCAAATGTTGGTTCTTACTTCTATATCAAAGCGATTGCAGAAGAACTTAGGGGTCTTGCAGTTGAGAATATTGTTCCTATTGTGTCAGCGACACAAACTACTAGAAGTGGATTTTCGTCAAGCGACATTGGGTTGGAAGATACATCAGAAAGTTTTGGTTTACCTGCTACAGCTGACCTTATGTTTGCACTCATTTCTACAGAGGAACTAGAAGATTTAAATCAGATAATGGTGAAACAATTAAAGAATAGATATAATGATCCTAGTATGAATAAAAGATTTATTCTTGGTATAGACAGAGCCAGAATGAAATTATATGATTGTGAACAAGAAGCACAAAAGGATATAGTAGATAGTGGACAAGAGAACTCTGATAACAAAACTTTCGGATTGGGTCTTGGAAAGAGTAAGACCTATGATAAATTCACAGACATCAAGGTATAAAAAAGTGGAATATTTTATACAAGAGAATGGTACTGGTTGGAATGTAGTCGAGTACCCAACTAATGATGTTGTCAAAACATTTCGTACTAAAATAGAAGCAGACAGAGTTGCAAAAGAAATATCTAGAATTAGACCTTTTGGAAATAACACTATTCCAGATTTTTTAAAAGATAAGGTTGACACAGTAGAATAATCGTGTTATATAAATAGTGTAAACTTTTTGTATAAATGGAAACTGTGTAACATGGCTAAAAACTTTTATCGGCAGATTAATCCTATCTGTGAATCTAAAATATCTCATGTTGATAAGATACAGGATTTACGAGAGGAAACATTACCTACAGATTTTTTTGATGGGTTTACTCATGAAATAAACACAAAGGCAAGTTCTTCTGCTAGAACTGTTTATACAGTACGTTCCAAAGACAGAGAAACAGATAGAGATGAAATTCTTAGAAGGATGCGTCAATCTGGTATTGATGCAAAATTAGGTTCATCAAGTTCTAGTGTTGATCCTATTGATGGTGTAATTGATAATAAAAAATTTAGAATTAATGTTAAACCAATGGCTGGTGGTATGCAAGAAACCACGCTTAATTCTAGTATTACAGAACTTTTTCCTTGCATTGCATTTGAAAAAGGTTACTCTCCTAAAAATCCAGAAAACTTTCACAAATATTTACTTGATATTGAGGTAAATAGTTTGAGGTGTGTTAATACAAAAGATACAAAAGCTGCACAAGAAACAATAAACAAAGCAGATACATCTTCTAAATTTCAAGAAAAAATGAATAATGCAATAGGTATTACACAGTTTATTAATGATTCGACTAAAGATAAACCAATAAGAATTGTCCATTGGGGGTATCGTGCAAAACCATCTGGTGTGCCTAGTAAACACCCTGGCGATATGTTTATCGAATATACAGATGGAAAATTTCTTGGTGTTAGTCTAAAAGCTGGTGGTAAGAAAACTTCAGAACCACAACTTAATACGTATGTCCGTCCAGTATTTAATGCATTTGGTGAAAAAAGAATGATGGAAACTTTACGTTCTACTGCATATGCACAAGTCTATTCTAAAATAGAAGGAATGCCTGCACTTGCTGGTTTTGATGGTGGTGAAAATGGTAGAAATCCAGATAGAAGAAAAACTGAAACTATTCTAAGAGATTATGATAAAAAGAATAATAGAGCATATGAAACAGATTACAATACTATGTTAGAAATTATGAGAAAAGGTGTTGTTCAATTATTTAATAAAAATAAAGAAAAGACATTAAAGTACATTCAAACTGAAGTATTAAGAGATGCTCCAGATGTTCCTACAATTGTTATTAAAGCAATTGGTACAGGATATGAAGAAGTTACCGATAGAGATGCAGTAGGAGTATTTTTGCCACAAGTAAAATTTATTAAAGCGTATGCATCTAGTTCGTCCAAACAGGATTGGTTTATTGAATTAAAATCTGGTACAGAAAGTTTAACCATGAAAATGTCAATTCGTTCAAACAAGCCTGGACACGCTGGTAAAAAGAAACTGGGTCAATTTCCAACAGGACTTGCCATAAAATATAATGGACTTTCTAAATGATTAAGTTTGGTAATTTTTTAACTGAAAATAAGGCTGGTAAGAATTTACATCTAGAACATATCGAAGATGAGATACTTAACTTTGGTGTGCCTGGGGGTAGAGCTGCAATCAACTTTGTTCAATCACTTAGAGATATGTTATCTGGTTCTGCAAGATCATCAGTCAATATGACAGTCAAATGGGATGGTGCGCCTGCAATCTTTGCTGGTACAGATCCTAGTGATGGTAAATTTTTTGTTGCAAAGAAATCAGTATTCAATGTTAATCCAAAATTATATAAGACAAATGCAGAAGTAGATGCAGATGTATCTGGAGATTTAAATGCAAAATTCAAAGTCGCACTTGCAGAGTTCTCAAAACTTGGAATCAAAGGAGTCCTACAAGGAGATCTCATGTACACCTCAAATGACTTATCGAAAGAAACTATTGAGGGGGTATCATATTACACTTTCCAGCCTAATACTATTGTTTACGCTGTTCCTATTGACAGCACTTTAGGTAAGACTATTAATAGTTCTAAGATAGGAGTTGTATGGCATACAACATATACAGGAGATAATCTACAGGATATGAAGGCTTCTTTTGGTGCAAACATAAGTGGTCTTAAAACTGTATCAAGTGTTTGGATGGATGATGCAACTTATAAAGATGTATCTGGTAAAGCAACAATGACAGCAAAAGAAACTGCATCAGTTACCAAATCATTATCAAATGCTGGTTCTGCATTTCAAAAAATAAACTCACCAATGTTAAGTAAGTTTTTGAATTTACAAAATACATTTACTGGTAATCTATCTGGTGCGTCTTTGAAAACATATAACAATAGTAAAGTACGACAGGGTAAACCTGTATCAAATCCAAAATCTCATGCACAAGGATATGTGAGTTGGGTAGAAGATACGTTTCAAAAACAAATTGATAAATTAAAAACACAATCAAGAAAAGATGCATTAGAAAATAAAAAGAAAGAAATAGCTCGAGAGTTACAAAAACATACTTCTAATCTTACAAATGTGATTGCATTTCAAAATCATGTAGTAGAAGCAAAGATGGGAATCGTAAGAAAACTAAATACTGTTAAAGGGTTAACTAACACTTTTATCAAAACTGCAAACGGATTCAAAGTAACAAATCCAGAGGGATATGTTGCAATAGATAGAATTTCTGGTAATGCAGTTAAACTTGTTGATAGAATGGAGTTTAGTTTTAATAACTTTACTGCAATAAAGGCTTGGGATAAATGAAAACATATGAAGAATTAATGTACGAATTAGAAGAAAGAAAAGCGATGAGCATTCTTCAAAGACGTAAGATGGGTATTCGTATGAGAAAGATGATGAAGAATCCAGCTGTTCAAGCGAAGATTGCAAGATCGAAAAAGAAACTTGCTCCAGATTCAAAAATTTTACAACGTGCAAATAAGGCTGCGAAACAAATTATTATTAAAAAGTTTGCTGGTCTACAACCAAATGAATATGCAAATTTATCTTTGATGCAAAGACAAACGATAGATAATAAAATTGTTTCAAAAAAGTCTGGTGCGATTAAAAAGATTGCAAAGAAACTAATTATTAAGTTGAAGAAAGCAGAACTAGAAAGATTAAAGAAAGCAAGA